ATTCTTAGTGAATTAGATCCGGCTACACGATCATTTTACGATAGTGAGCTTGAATTCTACAATGGACAAGTAAAATCTGGTCCTGCACCAGCTATCCAATTCTCAAAGCGCAAGGCACTTGATTTAGTGTCTCGATTAAAAGAACCGGATAGCGGATTCACTGTCGATCCTCGCACTGGTAAGGATTTGAAAAGTGGTTATATTGTAGCCATGTACGAAGATCGATCAAACAGCACAGAAGAAATCAGTTCACATTGGATTAACGAATTTGCTAAGGCGAATCGCGATTTGCTGGCAGATACAGATAATGTGGTTGTAGCATGGCGTGAGCCTGATACGGATGTCGTATGGTTTGACGTGTCTAAAGTAGTGGTAGATAAGAGATCTGCAATTGATCTAGCCGTCCAAAATGGACAAGAGGCAATTCTTGACCTAGGTACCGGAAATACAATTAACACATCGGGATCGGGGCGAAGTTCTTACCCTTTCGTATTCACGCGAGCTAATCCGCACCATGACAAATTGGGTAAGTTCGCATCGAAGAATGGCGGAGGATTAGCAGGCGCACCACACGACATTACGAATGATGTCGCTGCAAAGATGATGAACGGTTATGCTGAGAATGGTCTGATTACTCAAAAGGATGTTGATTTCAGTGATCCTCGTGATCATAAGCTAGCTGCATTAGGTAAAATGCAAGGATTCGATAAGCATCCGACTAAGGGTGATGTTGATGCTGAGATTGCAGCAGGTGGAACAGAATTACACAGAGGAATGCTTCCTTTCGCAGGGTCTAAAAACGCTAAGCCAGAATCGGCTGAGCACATTAGAGAAGAATTAACTGACGGTCCTTATGAACCAGGCTCTGGATTACATGGTAATGGATATTACTTTAGTAGTTCAGAGAAATACGCTGCTATGTATGCAGATACTCCGGTTGTTAAAGAAGGATACTTTGCTAAGAAGGTTAGTGGTGGAGTAAAACTTCGGGCGGCACTTAAGCATGACGCTAAAGTAATTGATTATGCAGATCTAAAGGTAATGCAAAAGCAATGGCAAGATAAGCATAAGGATGATATTGATTGGGATATTATTTCACATGACTTCCAAGTAAAGCCAGGGAAAATGTCTCCGGGTGTAATGGACTTTGCAAATGAACCAGGTAAATTCGCTGCAATGATGGGATTCGATGCTATTAAAGTTGATTTGAAGCATCGTAAGCCAGATAAGACACATGCTTCTAAGATTAGAAAGAAGATCGGAACCGATGATCTTGGTACTGAATTCGTAATCATTAATAGAGGCGCATTGGTAGTAGGGAGACACGAATAATGACACCAGAATTGAGCCGACAAGTCGGACGTATTATGGGTCTAAGTATTCCCGGCCCTACGATCGATGAAAGAGAACAAATCATTGACGCATTGGCAGACGCCGATACCATGGAAGAATTGCCCGATGAAATTGTTGCCCTGCTTGGTAGATTACAAGCGGGACGATCAAACGAGCCTAGAGCTAATCCTAACCACGATAAGAGCAATGGTCAATTTGCTAAGGGCAGCGGTACGGGAGTAATTGATTATAAAGCAATTAGCCCTGGTAATGGAAATACGGCTGCCAGCGCCACAGCGTCTATTAATAAAACGACTGAGGGCAAGCGATTGGTGACAATCACTAAAAAATGGCAAGGGCAAAGCGGTGAGGTTACCAAAATTCAGGAAGATTTCATGACCCGTGCTAACGGAAAGAAAACTAAAAGCGCACAGCGCGACGCTCAAATGGATGGGATAATGAAGGGGATTAAACATAGCCCCACAAATGAACATACCTTATATCGGGGAGCTAAGTACACAAAGGACTCAAATATCCCTGGTATGAAAGGAAAGTCATTTGTTATTCCACCATCGTCATTTAGCACAGATGAAAGAATTTCTCGACAGTTCGTTGATCGTAGTCAGTCAAAAAGTATTACTGTTATTTATAAGGTAGCTCCGCATAAAGGTAGAGCATTACCTGTAGAGCTTTACGGTGATCCTAAGTACGCCTATGAGAAAGAACATATTTCAGCCGGACAATTTACAGTTAGAAATGTAACAAAACTTCCGGGTAATAAGGGATACATTATCGACGTTGACCACACAGCTATGTTTGATTGGGAGGGATAATGGATAAACTACCTATTGGTACTACCATTGACCCACTGGGTGAAACAGTGATGGGTGGGTTTGCAGAGGTACGTGATTTGTCTGATGTAGAATCACGATCAGTATCCACTTTGGAAAGACGAATTATCAAGTCGCCTAAGATTTGTAAGCAGTGCCAATTAAACGATGATCCAAATAATGTGCCTGTGCATCCTAATTGCGACTGTAACGTAATCACGGATTCGATCACGACTAATGTTGCTGATCCTCAATCCAGATTTCTGAATGTCTTGAAGCCTGACAACATTGACATTTCAGTACTGAATGGTGAGCTACCGCAAGGGATTCAGCTCAATCCTACAACAGTTGCCATTGTTAATGGTGATGAAGTTCGATGGGCTGATTTTGCAAGATGGCTTGAACAAATGCAACCATATCTAGAAGCTGGTGACCAATACCTATCCATTGTGGTCGATGATGATACAGATGATGCAATTGATCAACTGCAAGAATTGTCGGACGCTGCGGCAGAAGGAACTGAGGATTTGGCAGAAGCGCTACATAATAGAAAGCTATGGTTCTCACTAGCGAAGGCGGTTGTATTTTGAGTAAAGTAATTTTGATCCCAATCGAAAGACTGTCCTTTGAGGACTTGCGAAAAGCATTTAAACAGGCGAAAGCAGATGCTCGTGTGACTAAAGCGGCGTCTAATGTGGAGGGAGAGCGAGATGGCTCAAAAACTACTTGAGCGCCGCACAACCACGGGAGAAGTGGAAGCACGCGCAAAAGGATCTAGTATTTATGTGGAAGGATATGCTTCCGTATTCGAATCGCGCAGCGGCAATTTAGGTGGTTTCGTTGAAAGAGTGAGAAACACTGCTTTCAATAAAACAGTACAAGAGGCGGATGTCCGTGCACTATGGAATCACGATCCTCAATACGTATTAGGACGATCAGGAGCTAAGACTCTAGAATTGTCGTTAGATAACAATGGACTTTATTACCGTGCATTACTTCCGAATACCTCTTATGCAAGAGATCTAGCTGAATTGCTAGAGCGTAGAGATGTTCGTGAATCTTCCTTTACTTTCTTTAAAGTACAGGACGAATGGGATTTGACTGAAGATGGGTACCCGCAACGGTCCCTTGTAGAGGTTGGATTGATTGATGTAGCACCAGTTACTTTCCCCGCATACGAAGATGCCACTAGCGGGGTAGCGCGCCGAGCAGCACTTGATGGTTTGGCAAAGCGATGTGGCATTGATGGTTGCAATATCGAATCCAAATTGGATACTGATCTTGCAATTAAACAAGCTATTCAAAGACTTATTGAGCCGGGCGAATCCACTGATGAGAAACGTACTCAGCAGCCGGAATCACAAGATACCACTCAGCAGGATAGCAAGCTAACAAAAGAAAAGGCTCTATTACTACTTGCGCAGCAAAATGAAGAAAACATGCGTAATTATAGAGATCTTTCCTAGACGCCGTGCAAACACACGTCACTGTCTAAACTGGATTCACACAGAAAGGATTCTCGCTAATGGCTAATGAGAATCTGCCTGCTGAAACTCCGCTTCTAAAGAAGCTGAATGAGCAGAGAATTGCTGCGGCTCACGCGCGTACCGAGTACCTAGAGCGTGCCGCAGAAGGAGAAGAATTGGGAGCGGAAGATACCGCTTCTTTCGAAAAGGCTTCTCGTTCAATTGACCACTATGGACAATTGATTAAGAACGAAATTGCTCGTATCAATGAAGATAATGATATCTCTGCTGCATACGAAGCTGGAATTGCAAAGCGCGGACAGAAGCGCGGGCAAGAGGAAGAAAAGCGCGGCGGACTAGCGCAGAAAATGCGCGAGGATCTAGCAGCTTCAAAGGCTGGTGAAACACGTAATGGTGGAGTATATCAGCAGATTCCTGAGCACCGTGATTTGTTCGCTAACTCAGCGACTGCCGGATATCAGACTGGTGGAGCTACTGAATTAGTTCCTGTCACATTGGTAGAAACACTTTACCAGAAGCTATTTGATGATTCTGCTGTATTACAGGCCGGACCAACCGTCCTACGTACACAGTCAGGTGAAACAATGAAGCTTCCTCGCTTGACATCTCTTGCAATTAGTGCAGGATCACCATCAACTGCATTCCCACAGGCATCGTCACGAGTAGCTGAAGGTGGAAACATTCTTGAAGCTGAGCCTCGTTTCGACCAGGTACAATTGGACGCATACAAGTATGCACAGTACACACAGGTATCACGTGAATTGGTAGAAGATGGTGTACTAGATATCGAATCCCTATTGGGTGCCGTTCTAGGTCGCAACATTGCTAATTACATTGGATACGATTTGACTCTGGGAACAGGTTCAGGTCAGCCTAATGGTGTACGTACTTTGGTTCCTGCCGGAAACAAGGTTGCTACTGCTGGTGGTGGACTATGGGATACAACTGATTTCGACAAGTTCTTTGACGTAATCGGAAAGTTGAAGCCTGGCTACCGTCGTAATGGTAAGTGGCTTGTAAACGATTCTTCTTCATTTGCACTGCGCAAGCTGAAGATGGGTTCTGTTTACGCATGGGAGCCTAATCTACAAAGTGCTGGTGCTCCTGACACATTCCTAGGTTACCCTCTATTGACAGACCCGAACATTCCTGTTCCGGCTACCAATGCTGGTGTGACTGCACTATTCGCGGACTTCTCAGCGTACTACGTACGTTTGGTTAAGGATGTTCGTATTGAATGGTCAATGGAATTCGCATGGGTATCTGACATGCTTTCTGTTAAGGCTGTAATGCGTGCTGACGGTGAAGCCGTTGACGCGGACGCCTTTGCTGGTCTGAACTCTATTACATAATCAGCCACCATCCAAAGTGGATGGTTGTTTTATGAGAGGGGTTACATGGTGTTTATTTCAAACAGCGATGGTTCAAAGTACGTAGACATTAATAAGGTAGTATCAATTGAAGTAATTGGTGCTGGTGTTTCATGGCAGACTAGAATTCTAGATAGCCTTGGTAATCAAACCTCACTCTATGTTGGAGCTGTGCAAGCAGACGCCGAAACAATTAGAGATAATTTCCTGACGTATGTTGGATTAGTAACCCTTTAAATTTGCGAGACAGGTGCCCGTTTCTCACGATCGGGCACCTGTCCACAATAGAGATTGGGGATTCCAGTGTATAGATACATTCTAATGCCGGAACTTGAAGACAGTAGCACTAAGCACAAAATTTGGCGACGGGTGTTTTATTCTGTCGTATTGACTTCGGTCGAATTCTTCTTAGCAATTATTGCGATCTTAGCTGGTATCCCCGTTTTAATTGATCCGTTTACTCTCTCTGTTGTTCCTGCTTCCATCGCGCATTTAATGCCTGTTTGGATGGTTGATCTATGGGGATTTCAAATGGTATTAGGGGGAGCCACAACAATTGCAGGAATTACTAGGGGAGACTTCCGTATTGAACAAATCGGAGTATTGCTATTAATTTCAGGTTCCTTGATTTATACGCTTGCACTCATGTTTCTGCTACCGGTTTCATGGGTCGCGTTTTCAACATATCTTTTATTTGCTATGGCTATGGTTGCCCGCTATTGGGTATTGGGTAAGCTAATCAAACTCACGGGAAGGCTGTCTAAGCGAGTAATTAAAGATGCTGAAACACGGGGAGAGTGATTATGGGAGATCCAGCAACATTAGTCGCTCTCGGTGCCATGCTGATTTCACTTTTCTTAGCTGGATTAAAGTTTATCGATAGACGACGTGCTCTTAATAAAGAGAAATTCGAAATTACTAAAAAGCAATTAAACGCTGACGTTGAGCGTGATTCCATTGTTGTCCGTGGTGCTGAAGGTGCCCTTCTGTTAATGGAGAAGACATTGAAAACTGCGAATGAAGAATGTGAAAAGCGCATCAATGAATTAGAGGAAGAAAACGAAGCTCTTAAATGTGAAATCACGGAATTGCGTCATTCACTTGCGGATAACGTAAGAGAGACGAATGTATTACGCGATGAATTGAAGGAGTTAACTAGAAGGGTCGATAATGGCTGATAACCTAACCGATACCGCAGAAAATCTAGTACTCACTTGGCTATTTACTGCTAGTGCTGCTACTCGTCCAGCGACACCATGGACAGTCGCATTAGTAACTGTTGCGGGTTCTGATTCCGCATTGGGAACAGAAGTAGTAGGTGGATCTTATACCAGACAGGCAGTCACATTTGGTGCTGCATCGGCTGGTGCCATTGCCAATTCTGCTGACATTGTATTTGCGGGTATGCCTGCTGCGACAGTAGTCGGAGTAGCGGTATTCGAGAATGGTGGAACACGAATTGCTTATGGTGCACTTTCTGTGAACAAAACAACAAACTCTGGTGACACATTTACCATCACCACTGGTAACCTGTCTATTTCACTAGCATAATAGGGAGGAATAAGTGTCACGTATTTATGAGGCAGCGACTAACAAAACCACAGGCGCAGCAGCCGCTCCAATTGCATTAATCTCTACCGGTACGCGTCGAGCGTCCATTTTGGAGATTGGTGTTTTTGCGACTACTGCCGTAGCTGGAGAAGTTGGAATTGGTAGACCTGCAAACACTCCCGCAACCCCAACTAGCGTAACGGTTCAAGCCAGTGATCCTGCGGATGAAGCGGGAACTACATTACTAAGTAATGCATGGGTCACAGCGCCAACCGTTCCCGGAACAGCAATGCGTCGAATTCAATTACCTGCCACAATTGGTGCAGGAGTAATTTGGTCATGGGCACCGGGAGAATTAATGGTGCCCGCAGCGAGCTTAGCAGCCGGAATTGTAATTTGGCAATTCACTGCTGCGGCAGTCGGATACGATGTATACGTAAAGGTATTGGAGTAAGAATATGGCCGGTCCTGTTGTAAAGGCCCGGACACTTACTAGCACAATTAATGTTGTGGGCGGATTGATTCAAGGTCCGTCCCAACCATTGCGCAAGACAAAGACATCGGCACTACAGAATCAGCCGACATCCATTACCATTGTCACTGGTGCCGCAGCATTAACCATCGAATCTGGACTGACAGCCAATGGATCGAATACTACGTTCGGTGCGTCGGTCCAAAGTGCACAGTCTAATGTGGTGGTTGCTGGTGCCATTGTCGTAAGTGGCTCGGCACCATTAACCATTGAATCTAATTTATCTGTAGCAGGCAACAATAAAGTAATAGCTGCTACTGTGCTAAGTGGACAATCGAACTTGTTAAGTGCAGCCTTGGTAAATACTACCGGAGCAAGCGCTTTGACCGCACAGTCAGTGATGACTGTCAATGGTGCGATTGTACAATTCGGACTAGCCACTTTGACTGTTCAATCAGGATTGATTGTCTCAGGAATTGTTAAATCTACCGGTGTAAGTACTATGACTGTTCAATCTAATTTGGTTGCAGCAGGAACCGTAGGCACGACACCAGCATTAGCTGTCCTAAGTGCACAGTCCATAATGTCTGTTGCTGCGTTAAACAAAGTATTTGCAGCATCGGCATTAGCGGTACAATCTAATATGACTACATCGGCTCGTGTCAATACTACAGCTATTAGTAATTTGACCGCTCAAAGCAATTTGAATGCGACTGGATTCGCAAATGCTACAGGAGTAGCAGCATTGAGTGCTCAATCGTCAGTGGTAGTAAGCGGAATTGTAGGCACGACACCAGCACAAGCCAATCTAAGCGCACAGTTGAATATGACAGTCGTGGGATCGGTCAAGGTAAATGCGTCAGCCCAATTGAGCGCAATGGTAAATAGCACCATCACCGCGAGGGTAGGTGTGCGTGCCACTGCGAATCTCAGCGCGTCTACGAGCATTGTAGCAAATGGTATTAGAAAGGTTCTTGGAAATGTTGTCTTAAGTGGACAGTCTAATCTGACTGCGACTGGTTCGATTCCGGCAGTGATCACAGGTAGTGTGACAATGACCGTACAGAGTGGAGCCATTGTTTCAGGTGAAATCAAACCACCATGGACATTCAAGTATATCGAATTCAAAGGTACTAAGTTGATCTGTGAAGATAATGCGCGAGTTAAAACGCATAAGCAAGACAAAGACAATTCCAAGGTAAAACAAGCTAAGGAAGTAAAAACTAAAACTAAGCATATGGAGGGAGGACAATGGATAAGGTTCTCCGTAATACGTCATCGACAAT